CATTTTACCTATAGTTTTAGCTTTAACTTTTCTATTACCGTTACCATCTACTGATTCCTCAGAATGAGTCAAGAAACATATAGTTAAGTCTTCTCTCATATCTTTTGGCATCTTAGCAACCTGTGCTAAGTTAGCTGCAATCTGAGTAAACTTATCATATCCTTTTTCATGTGCTCTATCAAAGTATTCAAAGCTAGACATATACTGCCAATCATCTACAATAAGATTAGTTATATGTGTCATCTTATCATTTACATGTTGCATTGCTTTAACAATACCTGGAGCGGATGAAGCTGAAGTCATATTACCTTTAGGATTATCTTTAGATATTAAACTATAGTCTTTCTTCCAACCTTTAAAAGGTAGAGGTTTGTTTGCAATGTTAATTATAAATGTTTCTTTAGGATCTAATGTCCTAATTGCTGTGGACTTTCCTGTCCCGGAGTCTGCTATGACTAATACACTTTGTGCCATTATTTATTTAATTTTTGATTAATACTTAGTAGTGCTTTTTCTATTCCTTTTAATACATTAACTATATCCCTTTCATCAGGATCAGTTAAATTTATTTCAGCTTTATTTTCTTCTGTAGCTGATACCCATTCTTTCTTTCTACTAACTATATCATTGATTACTTTTAGTTCAGATACTGGTACCATGTGTCTTTGAAATCCTGAGTTACTTGTAATTAATTCATACTCTTCTTTCCAGTGTGGATTAAACTTAAGTAAGTATAGTGTCCTTTTAGGATCTTCTGTTGCATACTCTATACTTACAAATTCTGTGTATATATCCATGTTATTTTCTAGTTCACTAGGAAAGAATGTAACATGTAATTCATCCTTACCTGCTGGCCTGTATGCCATTTTAGGTATATATGCTGGTTTATCTATTTGATTCACCTTAAAGTAATCTGCATGTTCTTCATATAGACTCTTTACACTTGCTTTACGTTCTTCTGGTGTCATTTTCATCTTCTTTCTTGTTGAGGAGGTGTGTCCATCTCCATGATTTGCATTCTCTCAAAAGCAGCTTTAAAGAAACTCATACGGGCATCCCCATTTCTTGCTTTTAGAAAATGTAATACTAATGTTTTATCATCTTCAATAATATATTTATCAGGTCCATACAATCTAATCTTCTGTTTAGCAGGCCTGTTAAGACCTATTAATGTATCAGCATGTTGTAACATTGCATCGGATCAAAATATATCTGCCTCAAGTACATAATTTCCATACTTACCATCAATTGCTCTGTCAGGACTATCAATATTTCTATTGAGTTGTGATAAAGCAATAAACATACATGGATATTCACGTTTAACTTGGGTAAAGAATTCACCTAACTCAAATAACATGTCTAATCTATTGTTCTGATATGGTGCTCTCTTTACTAAGATAGTATGATCTAAAGTTATAATAGTTTTCTTCCCTTTATGTAATTCCATATATGCATCTATTTGTTCACGCATTTGGTTTACAGTCATAGGTGTAGATATTATATCAACAGGACTTTTTATCCTTTCTTTTGCATGTGAATGACATGTATCAAATGTGTTAGTAGTTAATACAGTTCCCGCACTGCAGAGTTCTTTATATGTTTTACCTGTAATAGAACTAAACTCTCTAATTGCTGAGGTTCTACCAACCATTTCAAATTGAAATTCTAAAACCCTGAAGTCTTCAGCAGGATTAAGTATAAATGACTCTCTAATAATTTGATCTTTAATTAGTGTCTTACCTGACCCCGGTCTTCCTCCTATTACTGTAAGAGTATTCCATTCTAATCCATCTGTCATAGCATCATTAAACTTAGGCCATGGTGTTTGAATAGATCTCTCTTTGCCTGACTGTCTGTCAAGCATGTATCTAAGTGCTTCATTAAAAGCTTTATATTGTCCTTCCCATTCTGGTGTGATCATACAACTCTTTCTTTAAAGTGGTTAGTGTCTTCATCTAGTCCTTCTTTCAACATATCACAGCAGTCAGCTAACTCTGAAAGTTTTACTTTAGAAGAATCAGATTTTGCTATAAAATATTGACTTGTTTTCATATATAGATAATCAGTAAGCTCATACTGATCTATATATCTATTGGTAGCTTTGAATATTTCTTCCCAAGTATAATCATAGTTCTCAAAGAACCATTTAAAATTATTTGTTAGGGTTCTTACGTTTGTTCTAGCAGGTTTACCACTAGGTAATTTCCGTGCAGGCCACAACTCTCTCCAATCTTCTACTTTTTTTATATAATCTTTACCCATTAAGATAGAGTTAGTCTTCTTCTTAGCTTTGATAAAAAAATTATCATACTTAATTTTTAAAGCTCTCCCTGTTACTGATAGCTCACAACCTGTTTCAAGATCTTCATTCATTATAATATATCCTTCTTTTCTTAATCCTTTTGATTCTAAATGAGGATTTATTTGAGGGTAACTTGTTGATGCTTCTATAGCATATAGTAATAACAATTGATTAGGAGTTATTTTATCTTTTATTATTTCTTGTAATAGTTCTAGCATTTTTGTTTTTTTTGGTTTACAAATATAATAAAAACTATCTGTTTATTCTAAATATTTAGTATCTTTGTAGTATAAATAATACAATTATGGCTAAACTTACTGATGAGGAATTTATTAAAATTCAAGAGGAAAATTCTGAAATGTTTAATAAACATTATGAAAAAATTAAAAAACTTCCTGATAATACTTTTGTAGGATTACCTGTAGATAAAAAGATTATGGTTCCTATTGATGGTATGTTCTTACAACATTTAAGAGTCCAAATGGATTATCTAATGCAATCAGAAGAACCATATACAGTTGTTGGTAGTCTTATGAAAGTTAAAGATATGCTTCAAAATAAGATAGACAAGAAAATTAAGTATGATAATTATGATATAGCTTTCTATTGTTGTTATGCTTTAATAAATCAAATATCAAATATTGCTGAAAAAACAGGAATGGCTGAAGCTTTTGATAAAGAAGCTATATTCAAGAGTGTAGATAAGCAATTTATGAGTGAAGCTCCTGTTCAAGATGTTGATCCATTAAGTGCTGAAGAATTAGCAAAACGTATGGGTATAACAATAGGTGATGACGGTAAAATTAAATATGATGAAGATTACATCAAAAAACAAGGTTTAGATGTCAAACCTACAACTGCAAGCACTATTGAATCTCATTTTGGTATGCCTGCAGAAGAAGTTCTTGAACAAGGTGTTAATCCTGTTAAAGCTTATAAAGACCGTAAAGAGAACAGACAAGAATATTATGATAAGGGTTAACGTAAGTTAGAACCTGTAAAATCTCCTATAGTTAATATAGCTTGTATAACAGAGTTCAGTTCTTCAGTATCACAATCAGCAAATGATTTAGTAACCATTGCTGTATCTTTTATTTGTTCCTTAAGTGTTATAGGATCTTCACCAATATCATTAGCCAGTTGACGGATCATTGCATGAATCTTAGCTAACTGGGCATTACTTCCTTTCATACCTATAGTATTAGCAAACACCTCTATTTTAGTGCCTTCAGGCATATCCTTGATGATTTGATCTAGTGTATCTTCCTTAGCTTTTATTGTTTGTTCTAATTGTCCGTTACGTTTAATTAGTATTGTGCTATATGTTATTTTCATAAGTTCTTTATTATGTGTGTGCCAGGCTGTTCATCCCCTGCGTCAGAGATGATTATGATAGTGATCATTACTTGTAACGCACTGTTTTAGCATCTACAAGAATAAATGTTTGACCACAACCAATTTCATAACAAACAACATCATCAATTGCAATAAACACTAGGTTTCCTTTCATGCAGTTAGGACACTTTATATCCGTGTCTATTGGATTAGGTGGTACGTGAAGTAATGTTTCTATACTCTCCTCCTCTAACATCTTCATATATATTTCTTTCATTTTTCCCATAATTATATTTTGTTTTTGAGTAATTATATGACATATTAAATATACAACCTGAGTATATTGCCATAAATACTATTAATACTATTACCATATTTTTTTTTAATTGTTTACATCAGGGTGGACAAGTGTATTAACTATATGGCAAAAGCGCCTTTATGCCCACCCCTCTGTAATACTTGTTATTTCTTTTTCCTTTTAGCAAATTCAGGTTCATCATCATAGTTAGATCCTGTTCTCTTATCTATATCTTTCTCTATTTGACTAGCTAAATATATACCGGTTGCTATACCTACTACATATATTGCTAATCCTACTATTACATACATTGCTTCCATAATTAATTATTTAAAGGGTTATAAATTTCTATTTTACTTTGATCAAATCCTGATAATGCATTGGTTACCCACTTCTCATCAACAGTGTCCTTGTAACATAGTACATGACATGTTGCTGTCTCAGAAGGATTTAACCTTAACAGTCTACCAATACGTTGAGCAGTCTTTCTTTCATTACCATACGCATGCATTATTATACCTTGCTTAAGATTAGGTATACTTACACCTTCACTTAATTGTAATACACATGACAGCTGGTCAATTCTACCATCACTAAATAATTCTAGATTATCTTCAGAGTTTTTATTCTTTGAGTGGTAGCTATGCTTACACATCTGATCAGCTTGCTTCTGAGTGTTAGCAAACACTATACACTTCTGACCCATACGTTTCAACATACCTTTAACATAGTGCTCTTTAGTAGAGTATGTCATCATAGACTTCATGCGCAGTATTCCAAAGAACTGTTTCTTCTTCATAGTATCTGCTTGCTCTAATCTATTAGTGCTGTAATTATAATCATTTACTTCAGATGTATACCATTTACCCCCGGTCTTCTTGTTATTCTTTTCTAAAGACTTGCTTCCTGATAGGTTTAAGTAATGTATAACAATCTTATATTGATTTAGTATATTACCATCAGATGCTTCATCAACACTGAACTCATACTTAATAGGACAGTATTTACTAACCATCCTATATTTCTCAGTACCTTTTCTTTTAGGTGGTGTACCAGTTAGGCCCAGTATCTTTCCTTTAAACTTGCTAAGGAATTCTTCATGGTTATCTAAAAGACTGTGGCATTCATCTAAGTATACTACATCATATTCATTTGGGTTATGCTTATTAATGCTGAGATAGGTTGTATAAGTAATATGTTTACCCATACCTTCCATCTCAGTCTTAATCATTTCATCATCCCATGAATTAAATATAGATTTCTTAGGTGCTACAACTAGATATGTAACCATAGGGTGATAGTTCTTAACCATATGTTGTAGGCCTATCCTGGTCTTACCAACTCCCATAGATATACCAAGACCACACCTATGATTGCTATTAGCAACCAATAGTGCTTTCTCTTGTATGTCATCCTTACTCATAAGTTAATCTTTCTATCATCCCCATCAGGAAGTAGTGATCTTTCATGATCTGTCATAGACGTTACAGGAATTTTACTTTTCAGATACTGAGCTGTACCATATGCATGTATAAGCATCTGCAACATTTGTTCTTTGTTACATGTTAATATGTCTATAGGAAAAGGATTATAAAGTTTAGGTTCATCTGTGTATGATTCCCAGTCTCTCATTTCTCCTATACTCTTACCTATTTTATCTACTATTGCCAATGATTTTTTAAATCTTTCAACATTTTCTAATGACCTAGCTTCTTCTACTTCAGCAGCTTCTTTCTTTAAGTCAGAAACTTTTTTAAGTTTTAGTTGTTTAAACATCTTTTTTGATATGTTCATATTTATTTTTTTTAAAATCTGATTCATAATTCTTCTTTAGTAATATTATACTTCTTAATTAATGCAAGTCTTTGTGTCATTAGTCTTGCTCTACTTGTTTTGGGTTTGTCAAAAGTCTTATTAACATGTCTACCATCTTTATCTGTGGTGATTGTCTTAATAGTTCTTTGGAGATTTTTGCATATCTCAATTGCTTTTTCTTTAGCCATATCATTTATTTTTTAATAACTCAGTTCTCTGAGCACCATATTTCTTAGTTCTTTTATCTATATAGTTATATCTTTTTTTCTTTTCATACTGTTTTACTATAGTTCCTTTAGAAATAGAAGACATACCCCATCCAAATTGCATAGCAAAAGTATTGTACTGTTTTGATTCTTTATTATATCCTTCCATTTTAATTTCTTTTAATTGAGTAACCTAATTCTATTGCTTCTTTAGGATGTTCTTCTATCCATATGTGACATGATCTACATACTGATAACCAAGTAGTTATATCATTATGATATTTACCTCTACCTTTTTTATGATGTATATCAGATGCAAACAATGAACAGGTATCTAAACGTGCACAACACATTGGATACTTATCCATGTATGTTTTTCTTAATGCTGTATATACTGTGTCAAGAGCATTCATCTTAGAAGACTTTTTTCTAATTGGTTTTTTAGATGGTTTGATTGGTGTACGTTTGAGTGGTTTTGTTGGGACCTTAGTTAGCCAACAAGACTTACAATATTTATACCTACCTTCACTCTTCCAGATGAATTGCTCTTTATCACAGCCAACACACAGTTTGCGTTTAGCTTTCATTTAATTGTATAATAGTTATTAGGAAGTAATCCTTCACTTATGAATTTAATTATAAGATCTTCATAACTTATACCTAATGTTTTTAATTGTATGTTATTAATGAATTGATTATCTGTTTCATTAACAGGAACATTGATTATTTCCTCTGCTAATTTACTTGATGTAAAAAGGCCAAGTATTTCATTAGCTCTTTTATTGCACACCATTTGTTTCCATTTATTAATAACTCTTTGGGCACGTCTCCATACTTTCTTAATCCTTCTCTTCTTGTCCCAATGCATTTGTGTTACTTCTTCTGGTTTATATACATTTAAACCATGTAATACTCTCTTAAATAGAAAGTGTTGATGTTGATTTAGTTCACTATATACTACAGTTTGCACTAAATTTTTACTAATTGTTTGATAGTCACCTAGGATACCTAGATATTCTAACTTATTTATTCTGTTTTCTGAGTTGATTGTTTGTACTTGAGTTTTTGTAAGCATTTTAATTTTCTTTAATTGAGTAATTTGTTCCTTATTATGTTTGTTGTAAAAAGTTAAGAGGTGAGTGGAATCAGACCGATAGCCAGAAAATTCTGTTTAGCATACTATCTATGTGTAGCAACCCTTGGCATAGGATTTAACTACTGTAACTCACCTCTCTTCTTTAATTTTTATAGATTAAATGAAGCTGGTTCTTCAACTTCTTCTTCAATCTCTTCTACTTCTTCTACTTCTTCCTCTATTTCTTGAGACTTGTCAAGTAATTCATCAAGCTCTTGCTCTAAAGGTGTCATTTTATCTTCAGCTTCAACTTCAGCTATAGTATCTATAATATTTGTTTGTGCAGGATCAACTTCTTCTTCATTTGATTTGAAGAAACTTTCTCCACTTATCATAGACTTAGTATCATCAGTAGCAGCAGCTAAACTATTTGCTTCTCTGATTTCATCACCATTAGTGTGAGCTATTAATGTATCTACTCTAGTGTGACTTGCGTCATACTCAGTAACTCTATAAATTGGTTGATCATCTACACGACATATTACACCAGTATCTCCTGCATACTTAATGTCTCTGTCATTACCGTTATGAGACTCTGTTATAACTATTTGGCCTGGTAAATATTTCATTTTGTTGATACCAAGATCTTGTAGATCATCAAGCTTACCGTGTAATAGTGTGCTCATGTTTCTTTTACGTACCCATCCTGATGGAGCTATCCATATTTTTTCTTGCACTAATCTTACATGTGCATACTCTGGGTTGTTGGCAGATACACGGATTTTGTTACCGTTATCATCTGCAATGATTTGAATTTGTTGTTCTTTCTTTGCCATAATTAATTTTTAGCTAAGTTAATAAAAGGGTTAATAAAAAAGAGGACGTACTATACCTAAGTATAATAGTCCTCTATATTGTATAAAGAAGAGAAGGTGTTACCTAATCTTCATCTTTGTTATGAAAGTATTTGTCTTCTAATTTAACCTGTTCTGGTATATTAGTAAGGTCATGCTCATCATTATGCTCTTTTGGTTCCTTCTTAACTTTACTTGAACCTTTATATGAGTTATAAAATGGATTGTTTATCTCCATGCTTTGATGGGAACCTAAACCTTCTAGTTCATTAAGCTCTTCATCAGACATGTCTAAGTATTGATCTAATGATAATTCTATTGTTCTTCCTGATCTGAGTTGGTATAACATTATATTATTATTTACTTGTACCTTAGTGAGGTGCAAATATATAGAACAATGATGTCATTTACTCAGGTTGAGAGGATTATAATTATACTTGAGTCAATATAATTAGGAGATATATAGCTATTGTCCTGTTTGAAGGTTTACATATTTCTTCTTGAAGCTAGATGATGTTGGTTTACATTGTAGTTTTCTGAGCATTGACGTGACGATAGTTGACTTGATGATAGTGAACTGACCATCTCTATGACCTATTACCTCTACACTTTTCTTACGTGAATATTTATCATATTCAGAGCTGTATGAATCTGATCCTGTAACTATACCTACTGAAAATCCATCATTATATAATTTAGCATTGGATAATTCAATCAAGTTACCATAATCTTTTAACTCATAACCATCTTGCTTGAACTCTACAATATCACCTATGTTTACAGTCTTATATTCTTTTGTTTTACTAAGAACTAATTGTAATAAGAATCCTCTATCAGTATCTGTAAGCTTACTGCTAATTAACTTAACGATATGATCTCTGTTTATATGATCAATGAAGTGTTTAGATAATGTATCATCTAACACACTGTCTGGTAACTCAATCATCTTTTATATTTTTTTTCTAATTCATTACAACTAGAGTCTAACAATTCTATAAGGCCCTGTCTATAATCTTTACATGGCTCATCAATTAACTTTCTGATACCTTGTAATGTCTCAACTAACCTTATACTTACATACTGTGCATTGTCTTCTATCTTAACTAGCTCAGTTACTTGGACCTTTAGTCCATCTTCTATCTTGGTTATAAGTTTAGGTAGATTTATATCTGACCTATCATTTATATACCCTTTAACTAGCTTGTCATGTAATATTACCATTGGTTTAATGGTTGCAGGAATATTTTCCCCATCTATATATTCAAAATCTTTTGTCATAATACTTGTTTTATTTTAATAATTAGAATAAAGGAGAGAACCGTAGTCCCCTCCTATATTCACTCACTCAGAACTACTTTGTTTTTATACTTATTTAATGTAAGCATATCTATAGTCATGTAATTAGTTTTAGAATCCTTTTTAGACACACGCACTAATGTAGCTGTATCAATATGCTTAATAATATTCCTTGCTTCTCTAATTTTATATGCAATTTCTTTTAACATGTCTAAACTACCAAGATTACCCTCTAGTGCTAGACCTTTTTTTCTTAATTTTAAATGTGATGTGTACATATGACAACCAAAGGCTATAGTAAGATCACCAGCATTTACATGAATCTCAAATCCATAATCATTATCAATTGCATGTAATTTTTCTCTTAACCACTTTGGAGAACCAGTATATGTTCCATACCTAATAGTTGTACGATCATTCCTTATATCATATACTTGACCAACATCACCTGCGTAATATTTATTATGTATAAATATATTTTTATCAAGAGTATCATTTTGAGTCATCATGCTTACAGTGTTACCTTTAAATTGAGACTTGTTACATATAATAGGTGTCTTACCAGCTAAGTTAACTGTTTTTTGAATTGATTTCCAATCTCTATTATTTTTCATAATTAATTATTACTAAATATAATACCAATCATAACGAATGGTAATGCTATTCCTATTAAAAGACCTGAATGGTCTTGGTCCCATATGATTGTTAACCCAAACATTGGCACTCTTTCTATTACGAATCTCATATGTTTGATTCAGATATTAATACTGATAATCCTGCAAATGATATACTTCCTATGAGTAAGGATGCTAATAGTGCAAGAGCTGCATTACCAGTTGATTCATTCCAAAAGTTTAATAGTAATCCTACTAATGTAAATATACACACTAGAATTAATGATGTTAGTATTGTTATTAATACTGATTTGTAAATTGTTTTCATGATAGCTTTAATTTATTTAGTTAGTTAATTTATTAATAATAGACTAGGTATGCTCTCCTAGTTTCGTCCTTAAGGACTCATCAGTATTATAAAGCAGGTTTTTCATGTCTTGCAACATAAGTTAACCTGATAACTGTCCACTCTATATTTAGACACCGTTGGCTTAGTGTTAGTTTAAATACAACAACTCTCCACTGATACACCACGTGTGTGAGCATACAATGGTCCTAGCACTGTACTCTTGGTATGCAATAAACGCTTCAAGGAGTTGTTGTATTATTTAATTTCTTCTGGTGGTGTTTCTATTGTATAGAACGATTGAGTTCTTGTACCAAACTTTTTACTTACAGTCTCCCACATTAGCATAGCACATGCTTCATTATGGAAAATACCCCAAGATGTTCCATCATC